CTGGGATGGAACGTCAAGTATCTGAAGCCGAGGGACGACGAGCCGCAGGGCCAGGCCTTCATCAAGGTGAAGCTGAGCTACGACAAGAAGCCTCCGAAGGTCATCCTCGTCACGTCCCGCGGTAAGACGTACATCGACGAGGACACGGTGAACTCCCTTGACTGGGTGGACATCGAGACCGCGGACATCACACTCAACCCGTATGAGTGGGATGTCAACGGCAATGCCGGCGTGACTGCCTACGTCAAGACGTTGGTCATCCAGGTGGTTGAGGATTACCTGGAGATGAAGTGGGACGCCAAGATCGAGGGCTGGGCCAACGAGCAAAAGGCTATCGCCAACGGCCCTGGTGAAGCCGACTACATCGACGCCGAATTCTATGAGGCACATGAGATCGGAGCTTGATATGCCGGATCCTTCAGAGATTCATGCGAAACTCGCCGCAATGATCACGGGGTACACAGCTCGTTCTTCCGATGACAGCGCCATCGAGACGGTGAACTTCAGCAAGGAGCTGGAGAATCGTCTGGGCGACTGGGTCGAGGTCCTTCGTGAGGACCAGACGTTTGACAAGCGTTTCATCGACATCGCCGTGACTCACTTCCAGCTGGGCTTCATGGCTCTCAATCGTGCCGTGTTCCAGCCCGAGAGTCGACTTAAGTAAGGGGAAAACATGGTCATGCCCGTCACTTTTGTCCGCAAGGAACCCACGATCGACGTGGTGGAGTTCGACAATTCCAGCAACGAGGTGATGGAAGACATCCGTGATTGGGTGGCTTCCGTTCTTCCCCAGGACTTCACGGTGAACCTGTCCGTCAACATGGGTGGGATGATCTCCTGGACGGGTCCCGGTGTGATGTGGGTCTTCGTCAGGCCCGGTGAGTTCATCGCGAGGGACACCACCGGCAAGTTGTTCAAGATGACGCGCGACATGCTTGACGCGTTTTACAACATCGCATCGGCGTAAGTGGGATCCGAGATGCGGATGATCACGGCGGAGAACATCAGGGAGGTGGCTGAGTGGTGCGAAGGGGTTATCAAGACTGAGATTGATCCCTTTGACGAATCAGCCACCAACCTGGCGTTCAACGTTTTGACCATTGCCGGAGTCGAGCGTGCTCACATCGGCGATACGATCATCCATAACCACAACGGCACGTTCCAGCTGTGGAAGAGAGAATGATGGATTTCAAGCAGAACGATACGGTCAGGACTCGCTGCAATCTTCAGAGTCATGACGGTGAAACGACGATCGGTGCGGGGAGCATCGGGCGAGTCACTGTTGTGGGCATCGAGCTGTCAGACGGCTCCGTGAACGGTATCGAGGTGTTGTTCGACAACGGGATCTACGGACACTACAACACCACTCAGCTCAGGCTGGCGCCCAAGAGCACGGATCCGAACATGGAAGACAGGCCTGAGATGCTGAAGGAGGAGGGCTTCGATCCTCAGGCCACAGCAATCGCGTTGGTGTACACGTTGTTCTACTCCGAGCAGAACATTCTCGGGAACGACAAGGTCATCGATTCCGGCGATGTCTACATCGTCTGGTTCTGCAACACTTTGCAGAATTGGAAGGCATTGGTCAGTACGGACGCGAAGGACAACGCGTACTACGAAGTCACGCACAATGGTGACAAGAACGAGACGTACGTTGACCGGTATCTCAAAGACATCAACGTCAAGGTTGATCAGGAAACTGGCTACCTGACAGCACTCAAGTCCGACAACTTCTGATCTTTTGCGTGACCGATACGAAAAGAGATAACGTGGAAACCCAGATCTTCATGCGTCGTCCGTTCGAAGTGAACGTGGCGCAGGTGACCCCCCAGAACGCTGCCGAGATCGCTGAGTGGTGCGGTGGCAAGGTCGGCCAGGGCAAGTACAAGGTGGCCAACTTCGACACGCTGATGGACACCGTGCTGGTGCCGGGGAACGGTCCGAACGCCGGCAAGCACATCGAGGCGAAGATCGGCTCGTACGTCGTCGAGCACAACGGGAACTTCCGCGTCTACCGGAAGCGCCAGTTCCACGAGGACTTCGCGCCTACGATGGGGATGCTGAGGGAAGGGCTGAAGCCCGGGGATCTGGTCCAGGATCGCGATGAGAACGATGGCGTCTGGCAGGGCGAGGTCGTGTACACCGAGCAAATCCTGGTGAAGTACCCCTTCAAAGGCCACATCCTGCATGACCCGAGCGAACTGACGAAGATCGAGAAGTACTCGGAGCGCATCGAAAAGCAGCTGGCGCTCGTCAAGGAAGCGGGCAAGGGTGTGCCGTATCCGGTTGCGTTGGAGAAGATCAACGCACTCCGTGCGGATGCGGAAGCGGATCACGGCCTGACGTTGCCTCCTGTCACGGGATCTCTGGACGAACCGCCGGCGGAGATCAACGGCATCACCAAGGGCAGTATCATCCGTGTCAAAGACGAGATGAACCAGTTCTTCAGCCAGTGCGGAACCGTCGAGGACATCCTCAGCCCCACCATGCTGTCGGTGAGCATGGAGATCGACGAAAACCCGGTGGTCAAGCATCTGGTGCGGGAGGTGGAGCTTGAGGAGTCCACTCGGTGGGTTCGCGTGTCCAACGAGGTCAGCCCGCAGTTCGGTTGGGTGGGGTGGGTGGTGGACAGCGAATCCGCCAAGCAGATCGCGGACAACGAGAACCACGAGGTGCAGTTGGTGAGGGTTGCCTTCCGTCCCACGACCTACCTGCACGGTACGAACGACCGCTGTTTCTCGTACATGGAGACGGAGTTGACGCCGATCTCTCACGCGGAGCTCGGTCAGGTACCGGTCTACGAGATCTGATGCCGACTGTAGAAAAGACGTGCTCCAGATGCGCTGCGGTGTCCTGGAGCAGTGGGGGAGGCGTTACTCCTAACAAGGAGTGCGCTTCCGATATGAAGCCGTGTGACACCAAAGGTTCCGTCTTGATAGACGGAGAGATCAACATCGGAAGACTCGAGTTCTAGGGAGGAAGAACTATGGCTTTCGTGAAAAAGTGCTGTTCGTACTGCGGCAAGATCAACTGGGACAGTGACACGGGCGGTTATAACGAGACGCATGTGCGTAAGGACAACGGCAAGGAAGAGAAGTGCGACACAGCCGGTGCGCAGTACACGTCATCGGGTCCTGACCCGCTGGAGGGGTAGTGCAACGACGCATCACACCACCGTCTTGCAAGGTGGTCCAGATGGAGCTGGAAGACGGTACTCTGATCCACTCGCTGGTGGATTGCGGAAGCACCAGCTGCATGACGTCCAGTAAGTACGACCCGGACAAGTAGACGAACGGCAGGGGTCCCTTCGGGGGCTCCTGCTTTCTACTTGTCCTATTCTTTACGGAGGGATTATGTGGAAATGGAAGATCCGATTCTGGCGATTTCTGCACTGGGTGTCCAGTCCTGCAGAGGACACGATCTGTCGAGAGAACTGTACGGATGACTGTGTCGAGTGCTCATGGTGGAGGGTGAATTGGTGAATGAAGACGCTCAGACCACATCAGGAATCGGCCCTCTCGAGGCTGCGCAACGGCTCAGTCCTGTATGGGGGCGTTGGCAGCGGGAAGAGTCTCGTTTCCGTCAGGTACTACTTGCACTCCCACCCTGGGCTTCCTGTGTACGTGATTACGACTGCAAAGAAGCGGGACAGCCTCGATTGGCAGCGCGAATTCGCGGATCATGGAATCAATCTCGCTTCGAACGAGAAGTGCCCTGGCCTCCTGACGATCGACTCGTGGAACAACATCGGGAAGTATGCCCGGACGACTGGTGCGTTCTTCATCTTCGACGAACAGAGGATCGTTGGCTCAGGTGGCTGGGTAAAGAACTTCCTCAAGATAGCTTCGAGGAACAATTGGATTCTGCTTTCCGGGACGCCTGGCGACAACTGGCTCGACTACATCCCGATTTTCCTGGCCAATGGCTTCTATCCGAACCGGACGGCCTTCAAGGCCGAGCACGTGGTGTACAAGCCATACATGAAGTTCCCCGTGGTCGACCGGTACACCAACGTGAACAAACTGATTCGTTTTCGGAATCGGATCCTGGTTCACATGCCGTACGAGAAGCATACGGTGCGGAATACTATCCCAGTCTCGGTCTCTTTCGATCGCGAGATGATGAAGACGGCCATATCGAAACGGTGGAACCCCTTCGAGGATCAACCACTCCGTGGCAGCGCGGAGTTCTATTCGATCATGCGAAAGATCGTGAATCGCGACCCGAGCCGCCTGACGAAACTCCGTGAACTTCACAAAAAACACCCCCGTCTCATTGTGTTCTACAACTTCAATTATGAGTTGGAGATCTTGAGGGAGGGGCTGAAAGGTGTCCGTACGGCCGAGTGGAATGGCCATAAACACGAGAATGTACCGGACTCGGAGAGCTGGATTTACCTTGTTCAGTACGCAGCGGGCGCTGAAGGCTGGGAGTGCATTACGACAAATGCGACAGTCTTGTACTCCCAGTCGTACTCGTACAAGCTGACCGAACAGGCGTACGGTCGAATTGATCGGATGAACACGCCCTACACCGATTTGTATTACTACGTATTTATCTCAGATTCGGTCTTGGACCGGTCGATTCGGAGGTGCATCGAAGGGAAGAGGAACTTCAATGAGTCCGATTTGTCTGACTTCAGGTAAGATTCCTGGCGTTTCCAAGATTTTTGGTCTAAAAACTTTTTTAAATGGCTTACTTAATACGTATTTTACATCTTATACCCTACGCGTAGAGTATAAAAAACGTATTAAGTAAGCCCTTTTTAGAAAAGTTTTTGAGAAAAATCTTGGCAAAGTACGGAAGGGTGTTTCGTGGACGATTGGAAGCTGATCCCGGGGTTTTACTCAAGATACTCGGTGAGCGAGTTTGGTCAAGTGCGCAACAACGAAACAGAAAGGATTCTCCGTACTCAGAAGCTTCCTGACGGAAGACTGAAGGTTGGTCTCGTTCGTGACAAATGGCAATACCAAAGAGCAGTGTCACGTTTGGTGCTCGATGCGTTCGTACCCAATCGGGATCCTCACCGATCTGATACGCCGATTCATCTCAATGGTGATCTCTCCGAATGCAGCGCGTATAACTTGGCATGGCGCCCACGTTGGTTCGCCAAAGACTTCACGCGCCAGTTTCGATTGGGCTATCCTGACACGCCTCCCATCATCAACGTGGATACCGAAGAGACGTACTCCGGGATTTGGGAGTTGGTCACCAAATATGGTTTGTTGCGGAATGAGATTCTGCAGTCGATTGCCCACGACTGGCCGGTCTATCCGCTCTTGCAACGTTTTCGGTGGATTGAATAAAAAACGTAGGAACCTGTGGAAAAAACATGGGTTATAATAGAAGGGGATGAGATGCGCCTTATTCTCGGCCTTTGTTTTTAGGGAGGTGTCATGGGTAAACGAGAGAACGAGTATCAGCCAGGGTTAATCAAACGAATCAAGGAACGGTTCCCTGGTTGTGAAGTTCTGAAGAACGATGAACAATACATCCAGGGCATCCCCGATCTCACTGTACTCACCGAACACGGATGGGCAGTACTCGAGACAAAACGAGGCCCGAAAGCAGCGAAGCGACCGAACCAAGAGTATTACGTGGATCGGTTCAACAAGATGAGCTTCTCCGCTTTCATTGATCCTTCTAACGAAGAGGAAGTTCTAGATGCGCTTCAGAGATCATTCGAGATACGCGGGGAGTCATGCACTCCTCAGCCCGAGTAAATCCTCGTGGATCCACTACGACGAGGAACGTCTCGAGAGCATGGTGCACTCCACCATTGCAGCGCGTCGAGGAACTCAGCTTCACGAGCTAGCATGTAACTTGATTCGGTTGGGTGAGCGCTTGCCAGAGAGCACCCGGACACTGAATCAGTACGTGAATGATTGCATCGGATTTCGTTTGTCTCCCGAACAGATCCTGATGTACTCGCCGTTGTGTTTCGGTCAAGCAGATGCAATTGGTTTCAGACAGGGCTGGCTGAGGATCTTCGATCTCAAAACTGGAGTCACTCCGTGCAAGTTCGACCAGCTTCTGATCTACGCGGCATTGTTCTGTCTTGAGTACAACATCAAGCCCATGGACATCAAGATCGAGCTGCGGATCTATCAGAATGATGAAGTGAGAGTCGTGGAAGCGGATCCACTGGACATCATGAGCATCATGGACAAGATCATCCTGTTTGATCGTCTCATTACCGAACTTAGCGAGGAGGTGTTGGGGTGACAGAGATTTCGGAAGAGCAGTATCTGGCGCACTACGGCACACCTCGTCATTCGGGTCGTTATCCATGGGGTTCTGGTGGCGAAGAGAACGCCCGCGGTTCCAGCTTCTTGACGACAGAGGCCAAGCTCCGCAAGCAAGGTTTGACAGAAGCAAAAGTTGCCGAAGCCATGGGTATGAATACCACTGAACTTCGCGCACGCAAGTCGATCGAACGTAACGCTGAACGTCAGGCTCAGATCGGCATGGCACAGCGACTGCGTGAAAAAGGTATGTCTAACGTCGCCATTGGTGAACGTATGAACATCGGTGAGTCTCAGGTTCGAGCTCTGCTCACACCTGGCGCTAAGGACAAAGCCGACGTTCTGATGGCGACAAGCACCATGCTGAAGGATCGCGTAGCGAAAGATAAGTACATCGATATCGGCACTGGTGCTGAGAATCTTCTGGGTGTTAGTCAAACCAAGTTGAGTACTGCTGTCGCTGCACTGAAAGCGCAGGGTTATACCGAACACTATCTCAAGGTGCGTCAGCTGGGAACGGGCAAAGATACAACTGTCAAGGTTCTAGCTGGACCGGGTGTTACGTACTCGGAAGTATCCAAGAATCGCGATCAGGTACAGCAAGTACGAGCATTTACCGAAGATGGTGGGCGTTCGTACACGATGGTGCAGCCTCCGATGTCCATTAGCAGCAAGCGCGTGGCAGTCAGATACGCAGAACAAGGCGGAACTGATGCTGATGGCGTGATCTACGTCAGGCCAGGCGTAAAAGATGTTGATCTGGGTGGAGCTAGGTATGCTCAGGTTCGTATCGCTGTTGACGGAACGCATTACCTCAAAGGTATGGCGATGTACAAGGACGACCTTCCTGTTGGGGTCGATCTTCAGTTCAACACAAACAAGAGCAACACAGGCAACAAGCTCGATGCCATGAAAACGATGAAGGATGATCCGGAGAATCCTTTCGGAGCCACTGTTCGACAATTGACCGACCCCAAAACCAATAAGTTAAAGTCGGTCATGAACATCGTAAACGAAGAGGGAAACTGGGATAGTTGGTCCAGAAACCTGTCTTCACAGTTGTTGTCCAAGCAGAGTCCATTGCTTGCGAAAGAACAGCTGGCTATCACATACGAAAGGAAGAAGGCAGAGTTCGATGAGATTATGTCTCTCACGAACCCTGTTGTTCGTCAGAAGTTGTTGCAATCGTTCTCTGACGGTGTGGATTCAGCAGCTGTGCATCTCAAAGCTGCAGCCATGCCACGTCAGCGTTCGAGTGTAATTCTTCCAATCAACAGTCTTCCTGATACAGAGATCTACGCACCCAATTTCCGTAATGGAGAACGGGTTGCACTTGTCCGCTATCCTCATGGCGGAATCTTTGAGATCCCTGAGTTGACTGTAAACAACAATCATCGTCAGGCCAAGAAAGCATTGGGTCAAGCTCGAGATGCGGTCGGCATCAATTCGAAAGTTGCCGAACGTTTGTCAGGCGCAGATTTCGATGGCGACACGGTTCTGGTGATTCCTAACAACAACCGCAAGATCAAGACCGCCCCTACATTGGAAGGTCTGAAAGGCTTCGACCCTCAGCGTGCGTATCCTGCATACGATGGTATGAAGCCTATGTCTGCTCGCACAAAGCAGATGGAAATGGGATTGGTTTCCAATCTCATTACAGACATGACCATTCGGGGTGCTAATTCGAGTGAGCTTGCTCGTGCTGTAAGACACTCCATGGTTGTGATCGATGCGGAAAAGCACAAACTGAACTATCGTCAATCGGCTATCGATAACGGTATTGCTCAGTTGAAAGCCAAGTACCAAGGTAGAGCTAATGCTGGTGCATCCACATTGGTATCCCGTTCTACTTCTACCCTTCGTGTGCTGGACAGGAAACCCCGTCCTGCTAGCGAAGGTGGTGCTATCGATAAGGCGACAGGGAAACTTGTCTACGTGAACACAGGCAAGACCATCGTAGACAAGAAAGGTCGCACTCAACTCTCTACTATTGAGTCGACTCGTCTGGCAGAGACGGATAACGCACACACCCTGTCCTCAGGTACGCCCATTGAGAAGGTGTATGCTGATCATTCCAATAGGCTGAAGGCTCTGGCTAACCAGGCACGCAAGTCTATGGTCAACACCAAGACGATCCCATACAGCCCTTCTGCCAAGGTCGCCTATTCAAACGAAGTTTCAACCCTCCGTGCCAAACTAAACACGGCTAAAGCAAACCGGCCTCTCGAAAGAAAGGCCCAGCTCATAGCAAACGCCGCCGTCAAGGCTAAGCGTGATGCAAACCCTGATCTCGAACGTTCTGAGATCAAGAAGATTGAAGGACAAGAACTCACTAAAGCTCGACTTCGAACTGGTGCTGGTAAGCAACGCATTGAGATCACCCCTCGTGAATGGGCCGCCATCCAGGCTGGTGCAGTCAGTACCAATACACTTCGTCAGATCCTTGAGAACACTGACATTGAGGTAGTCAAGGGACTGGCTACACCACGCACTCCTGCTGTCATGACTGCGACCAAGGCTAGTAGAGCGCGCTCTATGCATGCAGCTGGCTACACTCAGGCTGAGATAGCAGATGCGTTGGGTGTGTCTGTATCCACGCTCAAGACCACGATCGAAGGAGGTTGATTGTGGAACAGTTACACATGTTAACTACAGTTGACAATCCTTATGATCCCTTCACTCAGTACGATCAGTGGAGTGCGTTCGATGAGGAGCATGGTTACTACACACCCCAACTCCTGGCACGTATAGCTATCACATCTAATGAGTTGTCTGAAACTGATCAAGACTTAGCGATTGAATCAGCAATTGATGAGATCGTTGAGTTTAACGTTTCAGGAAAGCATAGAAAGGTAGCAGCACCACCTGAC